GCGAAAAAGCTAAGGTGCTTACACAACTGCCCGACAAGACGCGCACCGACCTCATCGTGGATATTTCCAACCGTGACGAGTATATGCTTGCAGAACACGACCTTGCCGAATACCTACGCCAGTACACCGAGTGCGACGACCTCGACATTCGCAGGAAGATGCGCATGGAGGCTCTGGTCAAGTTCATGACGCTGCGCTCGCTCTCTGCCAAAGGCAAGGTGAAACAGGCTATCGACTTCACGCGCACATTCCTCGCCAACGGCAAGCCGCTCATTCTCTTCTGCTCCCTGCATGAGATTGTGGACGAGATTAAGAAAGCGTTCCCCAAGGCGGTCTCCGTCACCGGGCGCGACTCCATGATGATGAAACAGGCGGCTGTCGATGCTTTCCAGTCGGGCAAGGCGCAACTCATCATCTGTTCCATCAAGGCGGCTGGCGTGGGCCTCACGCTCACGGCATCTTCCAACGTAGCTTTCGTTGAGTTCCCATGGACTTATGCCGACTGCTGCCAGTGCGAAGACCGTGCCCACCGCATCGGGCAAAAGGACAACGTTATGTGCTACTACCTGCTTGGCCGCTCCACCATCGACAGCACGCTCTACTCCATCATCCACAAGAAGAAGTCCATCGCCAACCAGATAATGGCCACCGATGACGACATTCCGCAGGATGAAATGTACTTCGATGAACTTGCAAGTCTGTTCCTCAATCCAGTGCAAGATGGCTGACCTCTGCAAGACCGACCTGCAAAAGGTCATTTCCTACCTCGATGAGGCTGCGAAGATTTACGATGCGCTGCCCATGCAGAAATGCAAGTGCCGCGCTTACATGATAACTCAATTAACCAACAAATTAAAATCAAAACTCAATCATGACAAAAAATGAATTGGCAAAGGAGGTTGCGGTTTCCGAGAAACTCCACCTCTCCACTACGTTCCAAGCCGTTGACGGCATTCTCCGTGTCATCAAGCAGACACTCGCCAAGGGTGAGCCTGTTATCATCCGTGGCTTCGGCACGTTCCAGCCCACCGAGTGCAAGGAGCGTCATGCACGCGACTTCAAGACTGGCAAGCCTGTCGTTATCCCGGCACACAAGTCCGCAAAGTTCCGTGTGAGCAAGGACTTCATCAAGTTTCTCAACGCTGAAGCAGGAAAGGAGGCTACCGTATGATGCTCTATGAATGTGGTGTCCGCTACGAGCGGACTATGGAGAACGGCATGACTAAGAAAGTCACCGAGCTGTACCTTGTCGATGCACTTTCCTTTGCCGAGGCTGAGGGACGCATCACAAACGAGATGGAGCCGTACATTTCGGGCGAGTTCGATGTGGTTACTATCAAGCGCACCAACATTTCCGAGATTGTAGAGGGGCTGTCCACTGCCGACAAATGGTTCAAGGCTAAACTCATGTACATCACCATTGACGAGAAAACAGGCAAGGAGAAGAAACAAGCGGTTCACTTCATCGTCCGTGCCTCCGACATCAACAACGCCCACATCTGTGTTGTCGAGCACATGAAAGGTTCTGTGATGGACTACGAGATTGCCACGCTTGACGAAACCAAGATTATGGATTTGTTCCGCTACAAAGTTAATACAAGCGACAATGGCTAAGTTTTCTTCATTTGCTTTCCAAGGCCGGAATAAGTACGGCAACGAGCGTGTGGGCGGTCATGCCTCCAAGAAAGAGCATTACCGCGCTGCCCAGCTCCGCCTCATGGAGCGTGCCGGACTTATCTCCGACCTGCGGGAGCAGGTGTCCTACGAGTTGATACCTGCCCAGTATGGCGAGTGTGGCAAGGATTTCAAGGGGCGCGACACGCGCGTTCTCCTCGAGCGTCCCTGCCGTTATGTTGCCGATTTCGTCTATACCGACCGCGCGACAGGGCAGACCGTTGTCGAGGACACGAAAGGCGTTCGCACTAAAGAGTATATCATCAAGCGGAAACTCATGCTCCACGTTCATGGCATCCGCATAAAAGAGGTTTGATTATGGCACGAGACAGTTTTGTTTTCTATCGCAGTTTCTTTGAGGCTATCAAGCGTATGCCCATCGAAGTGCAGACCGAGGTTTACCCGGCACTCATTGAGTATGCGCTTGACGGCAAAGAGCCGAAAGGACTTTCCGACATCGCGCAGGGGGTGTTCATTCTCGTCAAGCCTAACATTGATGCGAGCATCGCACGCAAAGAGAATGGCAAGAAGTTCGGCAAGCTTGGCGGTCGTCCTCCCAAGAAAGGCAAGACTGCCTCGTCTGCCAAGTCTAAGGGCGAAGCCCCTACGCCTCCGTCTGATTATTCGCTCTCCCTTGAGCAGGAGATTGACCAGATGAAAGCCGACCGCACATGGAATGAGCCTGTGTGTATGCAGTTCCACCTCGATGCCGATGAACTTGCCAAGCGTCTTGACGCTTTCCACAATCATTGCAAATGCGAGAATGACGGCAAGCCGCACTCCAACTTCAACGATGCCAAGCGTCATTTCTGCTCATGGATACGCAAGGCTTACGCGCCTGTCGAGCATGACAGCGATGCGGAGCTGCCGCCTCCCTCGTATGAGTTCAACGGTGGCTTTGGCGGTCAGGACATTTAATCTGTATGAGTTATGAACAATAAACCATATCCCCAGACTCTCGTCACCGAACTTGCCAAGTTCGGCAAACGTCCTACTGGCGATGCCGAATGGGACGCTTGCATCTTGCAGGCGTGCCGCAACAATCGCAAGAGTGCTCCTACATGGCTGTCGCTCCACGATGCTGCCCTGCGGTTTCGCGAGGAGGCGGAGAAAGTGCGTAAGCAAGCCTACAATCTTGCCGACCCCGATGTGTATTCAGCACACAGCGCATTCGTCATGCACATTGCCAACAACATTGTGCTTGCTCCGCAAAGGCGCAAGTTCATCGTTGACGACAACAACCGTGATGTGCTGCGTTTCCTGCTTTACTATTTCAACAACTGCCCTATGGCAGAGGAGGTCTTTCCCGGTCGTGGCTACAAGCTGCACAAGAGCATCCTCATACAGGGCGGTGTCGGTGTGGGCAAGACGCTCCTCATGCAAATCTTCAGCGAGTATCTCCAGCGCACCAACAACCCTCGTTTCTTCTGGAACTTGTCGGTCACTCAGATGGTCAACTACTACACCATTCACAACAACCTCGACCGTTTCACCTACAACGAGGAGGAGTGCCGTGGTTTCAAGTGCAACCCTCAGAACGTGTGCCTCAACGACATCGGCATACAAGACCGCACATTCTTCGGCATGGACACTGGTCTCCTCACAGATGAGTTCCTGCACGCTCGCAACGAGATTTGGACGCAGTACGGCAAGTTTGCCCACCTCACCACAAACCTCGACAACAACGAACTTCAAAAGCGGTTCAAGCGCAATGACGGTTTCGGCCGTCTCGTTGACCGTTTCAAAACTTACAACGTAATACCCCTTATGGGAAAGAGTAGAAGATAATATGGACGCAAAATCATTTTTCATGCTTGTGCGTGAAATGCGTACAGTGCAAAAGAATATTTCCGCCTCCGTTCACATGAGGCATTGACTAAGAGTATGGAGTTGGAACGGAAAGTTGATACAGAAATTCACAGAGTGGAGGACATCCTTGGACTTGACTCTCTATAAAAATGTAGAATATGAAATACAGACATAGAACAACTGGAGAAATAATCAATGTTCTCCGACATAACGAGAGAGGCGATTTTGCCGAATGTACAGACAACAACGGCAAAGTGTATGGTTTGCAAGCAAACCTGTTCAGAGATTATGAGCAGGTCATTGAGGACAAAACCATCAATTGGGAGCAGCGTAGATACGAGATTGCCAAGGCAATGCTCCCTGCAATCTATATGGACGATGGCAATGCACAACGTGCAGACCACTCGCCAATCAATGGCTTTGAGTACAAAACGCCACAAGGCTGTGCAAAAGAGGCAGTCAGTTTGGCTGATGCACTAATCAACGAACTTCAAAAGAAAGGAGCAAGCAATGAGAACAATTGATTTTCGTGGTAAAGCCGTAGGCAGTGGCCGCTGGATACATGGTGATTTGGTTTGGAATGGTCGCACTCCTGCCATTTTTGAAGATGCCAATCAAGAAAATGGTTGCATCACCGTAAAGGAAAGCACGCTCGGCATGAACACCGGGCTGAAAGACAAGCACGGCCACGAAATATACAATGGCGACATTCTCGCCCATGGAGCAAACATCATCGGTCATGTGGTCGATTGCGTGCGTGGCTACTGCTTTGATGTGGTCTATATAACGCCAGAAGGAGAAAAATCATGTCCACTTTTCGAAATGGTTACCAACTTTAACGATAAGTTGGAGATTGTCGGAAACATACATGATAAAGGAAATGGAGGTGCAGTATGAATAATGTAATTCCGAAACTCTCGGTCTTGTTAAGATTACTACTTGTTGCTCCTATTTACATCGTTGCTCTCGTTCTGTTTGTTCCATACGGAATATTCAGAGGTCTTACAGAGTCTGACATAATCCGAGATTACTTAGACCTGTTTGATGAGTTCCTTGGTAAAATATACTTTCACTATTTCAAGAAAAAGTAAAAGATGCGTTCCCGACAAGCAAGAAAAATAGTCCGCATGGTCAGATACACACCCATCGACCGCATGAGCGACACATGGTATGACAGAGGCTCGCAGTGGTGTGCCACCTACCGACAGCCCCACATTCAACAGGCTCTCCGCTATTATTGGAATGGCGTAGCGGACCGCAAGATTAAGCCATTCGATTACAAACCAAATTATCAAAGAAACAAATTCTTATGAAAATCACCAACAACTTCGCCAGCATAATTATTGGCACTGTTAGTGGCCGTATCACTTACAACGGCAGAACAATTAACATTCCTCAAAGTTCACGCATGGAACTGGTTGACGGTCAAATTCTCATCGACGGAAAGCCATTTGAGCAGTACGACAAAGCCGATTGTCCAATCATCAAGATTGAACTCACAGGCAATGTAGAGCATGTCCAAGCTCAAACAGGCGATGTTGAAGTCCATGGTGACGTGCATAATGCCAAGACCATGAGTGGTGACATTACATGTGACTGCATCAAAGGCCATTGTTCTACAATGAGTGGAGACATAAGACGATGAAGGTACGACAGGCAAGAAAAATCTTCAAGGCTTATTATAGCCCTAAGAAAAACTATTGGAATAAATACCAAGGTTTTACTCTTGGAACGTGCTTTATTTGTTTCGCTTACAAAACCCCACGTTTGCTTCATGCTCTGAATATAGCATACAAATATGAGAAGCGGTATGTGCAAATACCAACAAAGCCAAGAGCAATACAAGGTACAACTTCCATACGTCATCCCCAATATGGCCTTTGGGCTATTTTTGAAAACAAGAATAATATTTAATCAACAAAGACAATGAAAACTTACATCGGAACAAAACAGGTAAAGGCCGAACCTATGGACGAATTGGCCGCAGTTGAGAAAGGCTACGCTCGTAAGAACGAGGACAGCCACGAATGGCGGCAGGGCTACCACGTTCAGTACGCCAACCCGGACGGTAGCACCTACGACTCATGGTCTCCCAAGGACGTGTTTGAGCGTTCGTACAACGTGTGTGATGAGGAACAGATTGCAATGGTATGTTTTCCTCTGACAAATCGAAGCATCAACAAGGCTGTATCGCTCCTAACTATTGGAGGTGCAGATGACAAGACTTTGGAAGAGGTCGCAGCCAAGATGGAGGATTTGAAAAAGAAAGGGTTTGCAATTGTGCCCTCAAAAATATACAACACTGGCGATGAGGGACAGCAATTTGAAATGATGGTGCCATTATTAGCATTAGGCATCAGCTTGTAAGTATGCGCCAACCCAAACGCAGGGCTAACCTGCTCTACAAACTCCGTAGGAGAGGTATCCGATGCGACACCAAGCAGCGTTGCATCTACCTCCCCTATATGGAGTCTCCTAAGAAGTATCCACAAATACCACGGCTCTGCCGTGAGTTCCACTTCTATGTTCAATTCATCATCACATGAGCAACAATACAATCCGTGTCTTTGAAGCCTTTGCAGGTTACGGCTCGCAGTCTATCGCCCTCCAACGGCTTGCCAACGATTTTGCCGACTTCCGCTTTACGGTGGTCGGCATTTCCGAGATTGACAAGCACGCCATCGCTGCCTACCGTGCCATTCATGGCGACCATGCCCCCAACTTCGGAGACATCATGCACATTGACTGGCTGCAAGTTCCCGACTTCGACCTGCTCACATACTCTTTTCCATGCCAAGATATATCCTCGGCTGGCCGTCAGCGTGGCTTTGCGCAGGGTAGCGGCACGCGCTCTTCCTGTCTGTGGGCTTGTGCCGACGCTATCTCTGCCAAGCATCCCAAGTGGCTGCTCATGGAGAATGTCAAGGCTCTCACACAAAGGAAGTTTGCCAAGGACTTCTACAAGTGGCGCGAATGGCTTTCCGACCAAGGCTATACAAGTTACTTCCAAGTCCTCAATGCCAAGGAGTACGGCATACCGCAAAACCGTGAGCGTGTCTTTATGGTGTCCTGCCTGGGCGAACACCCTCGTTTCTTCTTTCCCAAGACGTTCCCTTTGGAGTACCGACTGAAAGATATTCTTGAGGACAATGTGGACGAGAGTTATTACTTGAAGCCTCAGCAGGTGGAGAGTATCATCAGGCATTGCGAGCGCAAGGTGGCAGAGGGGTGCGGTTTCAAGGTAAACTTCCAGTCGCCCGATGACATCAGCGGTGCAATCAAGACCAAGGAGGGGCAACGTGAATACGACACCTACATCAAGGAGCCGCTCAACACCGATATGCAGGGCAACTCTCGCACCATCACTGCCCATTACCATAAGTTGGGCTACACCGACTTTTCAAGCGACCTCTGTCCGCATACTGGTGTCATGGAGTATTCGCCTCTCTTCTTGGGCTACACTCGCGACCACAAGGGCAAGGTGGTGTCCCACAATCTAAAGGACATCAGCAACACAATTGTCGCATCCAACCATGGGCGCAATGGCAGCACAGCGCAGTATCTCGTAGAGCCGATGATTTACAGCAGTCCTCACGGGTTTAATTTCGGGGGGGGTAAAAATTTAGCACCTACCGTAACTTCTTCCGCCTATGCCGACAATAACTTTCTCGTCAAGGACTTCCGCATCCGCAAACTCACGCCTCGCGAGTGTTTCCGTCTTATGGACGTGGACGACTCCGATATCGACAAGATACAGCAAGCGGGCATTTCCAAGACGCAGCAGTACAAACTCGCTGGCAACTCAATCGTGGTCTCCTGCCTCTACCATGTGTTCCGCAAGATGTTCATCGACCATTCCAACGAACAGAAAGGATATGTGCAGCTCTCACTCTTCTAAACTTAAAACATCAACAATGTCTCAACTTTATATCTTTGCAACATGATAAAACTTTTGGAACGTACACGCCGCCCCGACATCACATTCTGCCGCAATGGACGCATATTCATCACGGCAAGGGTGGTGCGTCTCCTCTCGCTCCGTCCGGGCGACAGCATAAACATCGCCTTTCA